TTTACCTTCGATATCGTCATATCGTAAGATTTTTGGTTCATCTACAATTTTCGCCATACTATAGTTTTATAGGCGAAAACCTAATAAATCAACCGATTATTGAAAGGTAAGATTCATGTTACCAGCTATTGTTATTGAATCATTTGTTTTTTGTACAAAATGTTCTAAAAAACTTGGAAAAATTATTATTTGATTCTCTCTACACTCTGGTTTCACATGAACGCCACCAAAAAGCTGAGTTTTTATTTTACATGGACTGTAAAAAGCATCTAATATTCTACCTGCAGGATTAACAAAAACAGTCCTAGATTCATTTATTTTCTTATAAATTATAAAAGAAATATCTGAACCAGCATGAATATGGTTTTCTTGAAAGTCAGACTCTTCATAATAATTTGACCATATATTATTAAGTTTAACTTCGTATGAGCCGATTATTTCTTGATTTAATAGATTGACGACAATTTGATAAAGATAATTTAAAGATTCTTCTTGAATGCTAAGACGCTTATCATTGTAAGATGACTTAACTTCAGAATCAAAACTATTTTGTATCTGTTTTTCTTCTAATATAATTTTACTTGAATCTATATTACCGACCCAAATAGGCACAGAAAATAAATTTAATTTCACCCCTTAAAACCTACATTGCCCGAAATAGATATTCTGTACTCGTCTGAAGTATAAAAAGGATATACTTGATGATTTAGAGTAGCAGGAAACAAGGCCATTTTACCCTCCCACGTTTTATCAGCTTCTATCGTATGAGTTATTATTTGACCAAGCTCATTGTTTACTAAAAAACAAAAATGTCCCGCTCTTATATCAGATTCTTTCATGTCTGGAAATCTAGCTTTCTCATCAGCCATGGTAAAAGGAATTTTATGCCAAATAACAAAACTAAATAAACCATCATGCATGTGCACTGGATTAAACTCATATTTACTTTGATAATTTACCCATAGGTTATGTAGTTCAAGATGAAATTCTTTCGTATTGTGCATACCGCTAATTCTACCGTAATAAGAATTAAATTTTTTAAAATGTTCTTCTATACACTTATGTAGGAAAGGCCAGACCACAGTTTTGCCTTCTGGTATCATAAATTCTTTTTTTATGTTACCTACAAGATCATGATTAGCTTTTTCAGTTTGTTTTTTATTGATAATTTCGTCTAATTTTTTGGTAATGTCCTCTGGGACACTTGCTATCATATACATTATTGTTGTTGTTTTACCTCTAGTAAAGATACCTCAATTATTGCTCTTGAGGCTGCATTAGCTTGTACTTTCATTTTATCTCCTTCTTGATAAACCATGCTTGTGCTTATAGTGTTTGTATCAGATGCTGATACATCTACTTGAAATACCTGAAGATCTGCACTTCCATTATTGTGATCAATATTTACTGTAACCGCACTCGATCCGTCATAATTATGTGTATTAATAGTTTTCACTATAAATGTAGATACCGGCACAGGTGGTGTCGCTGCAACATTTGCAGTAGGCACTTCAAATATGGTTGTCAAATCAGTGTTCGTTAGATTTGCAATAAATCTTTTAAATACGTCAGCCATTAACTTAAAAACCAGGATCTTCTCGTGGATTCCTCCTGTGTATCTTGTGTGTACTGAGTATTCAATTGTTGTATCATCTCTTCGAGTTGTCTAGTTAATTCTGCCGCTTGAGAGGCATCATATTCAGGTCTTGGATCTGGAAACCTTTGTAATGTTAATTTTGCCATTATTTAATATTATCTAAAAGTATAGACCAAAACAACTCTTATATCTTGACTTGGATAGATCATATAATGTGGGCATGATTCAAAGTAAACGCCTTTAAATTTCTTAGGTTCTATTTCTTTCAAAATAGTTTTTTCAGAATCATCCATAATCACTGTTTTGGCACCCTTATCCTTACAATTATTAAGATAAATTAAAAGTTGTTTATGTGCAAAATCATGATCACGATGTACAGGACAAGCATCTGTATTTGTTTTATAGGTAAGATTTACACTGCATCGTAATATTTCTTTACAATCAATATTATTTTTCACAACAAAATTTTTAAGTATATTAATCGCTTGTTCAAAATGTGGAGAATTGTATAAAGGATCTCCCTCTTTTCTATCTTCGGGTCTAACTATTATGGTGTGGCCAAGATAAGAATTTTTATCATTTTTTACTGCACTATCATTTATGTAATAAGGAAAATTTGCTCCCAATATAACTTCGTCAATATAACTTTTTTGAAAAGATGTTAAAAAGTTTGAATCTTCTATCATTCAATATTACATGTCATAGAAAGTTTAGGTTCACTAATTTCTATTACTTGATGATAAGTGTTTTTATCAAACCAAATTACGTCTTGATTACTTAAAACAACCTCTTTTTCATCAACTATCCATTTTGATGTGCCGTAAATATTTTTTACAATAACAGGATAATCATGTTTATGTTTTTCAAAAGAAACTGATTTTAATCCGTTGCCAAAATAAAAATTGCAATTAATACGTTTTTGAAAATGATCGTTTAATACCTCTTGTATTAAAAAGGTGCTATGATTGAAACCACCTATGTTTGATAAAATCAAAGAATATCCATCTTCATAACACTTAATTGCTTTTGCTGGATTTAAATACTCATCTTCTTCAAAAAAATCTTGATGTTTAGTTCCATCCTCTTTTATGGCTTCAACACTAGGTTGTTTATTTAAATAATTTTTTGGCCATCTCATTCTATCAAGTAATCTATCCAGAACTTCTGTTTCTGAAAGATTTACTTGAATTTTATTTAATTTATTTAAAATACTATCGTCTACCATCAGGTTGTATATCGAATCTTTGTGTCCCTAACCTCCAAGCAGTTCCTGTAGTATTTGATACGACGTTAACTGTAAACTCTCTACCTCTTCCACGCAAACTTACAAATTCTGTAGCATCTGTAAAAGTCGCCGTTTTAGTAGTGCTTGTGCTATTGTTAGGATAATATTTAAATTCCAATTTCATATTTAATGTTCCTGCTTGATTTTGAATGTCAGGAATCAATTTTTGTACAAAAAGTATATCATTACCCTCACCTATTTCAACTGATCCAGATTTTACAAAAGCTGTCATTGCTGTACCATCTGCATCATTGCCTGTTTCATGTAAAAATAATTGTGTGGCTCCATCTGTTAAACCTGAAATTGTTTCATTATTAGCTACTGTGGTTGACAAATACTCAGTTCCAACGGGGTTTTCATAAACTTCTCTATCAATCCATGTTGTTCGAGATAGTGTTCCAGTCCACCACGTTTGCTCAAGATAATTGTAAGCAACAATAGCATTTATTTGATCAGATCCTGTTCTAGGGTAAAACCACATAATTTCATTAAACTCACCATTGTGTCCTGCAAAGGCATTTTCTGCGCCAGTAATATTGATATTATCAAAAATAAACTGTTCTACGGTGCACGGTAATTTTTTCACTGTACCATCATACAAGAAGAAAGAATCTTGAGACATCCAATAAGCAACACCATTTAAATCAAGACCGGCATGACTACCTATAATACCACAGTTTTGACCTAATTGTCTTAGTCCGAAAGTAAAAGGTGGACCAATAAATTGCATTGCATGAAGTGAAGTATCAGTCCAAACAAGTATCTGACCTCTTGATCTTTCAGCAGCTACAATTCGTGATCCATCTGCTATTCTTAGAGAACCAGCAGTGTTTTCTGCTGTAGGTTGATAAGTGGTAATATCTTCTTGATCAGAAAATCTAATTAATAAATCATCTTGAGAATTTGTAGTTCCGATTGTTTTTTCTGTGCCCATAAAAACTAAATGTCTATCAGGTGTAGAAACTAAACTTAATCTTGATGCTGTTGGTGCACCAGAAATTGCTGTGCATCTTGTTGTTACACCTAATGAGGTGTCCCATTGAAAAGCTCCACCATTTAAAACTGTTGCTATTAAATCTTCACCAAAGTTGTCCAATGACCATTGTCTTGCTTCTAATGTTACATTAGATGTAGTTGAGGGTGACCCCCAACCTCCTGCACCCCAAGTATCTGTACCCCAACCAAATGCTGATGTAGAAAGTTCAGGACCTATTGATATTTGATACTTTGCATTACCTGATCCACCACCACCTGATGTTGATCCTGAAGCAGCAGAAGTTGTTGTTACAACATAAGCATCACTGTTAGCTACAGAGGTAATCTCAAACTCTTTATTCATGTCAAGACCATCGACTGCAGAGAAAGAATCAAAAGTTACAAAATCACCTTTTTGAGCACCATGTGATGTGTCTGTAACAACAACAGAGGTTGTTGCATTTGTAGTGAACGGATTAGTTAAAGCTTGTGTTTCTCTTATTGGAGTAATGTCATAAGCCAAACCCTCCTCTACTACGTAAAGCTTTCTGTCAGTTCCAATAGCGTTGTATCGAGTGCCATCTAGGGCGACCCAAGCGTGCATGTCTCTGGCAACACCAACTAAAGTCGTAGAGATAAACTTCTCCCATCCTTTGATCTTTTGTGGCAATCCTTGAAAAAAGCGCACATTATCACCGTCTGTCCACTTGCCTTCGCCTGTGTAGTCGGTTACTTCTTTATTAATACCTGGTGCTGGTCTAAAATTAACTAGGGGCATGTCAGTAATATAGTATAATTAATAATTTAAAACAAATACTCAGTTTTTATATTTGCAGATAAGGAAACCCTTGAAATATTTGAAGAAAGTCTGTTTACAGCATGATTACATAGTCCAGGGAATATGTATAAATCATTAGCTTTAATTAAGCTAAACTTATTAAATTCATCAAAATGTATATAATTATCTGTAGCCGGTGCTCTTAAATAAAAAACAAAAGACCAATCAGAATCTCCATGATTATGATTCTTAGTATAATCTCCATTAAAATGTTGCATTCCCCATGCATCAAAAATAATGTGTCTCATTTTTTGATTTTCACTAGATTCTCTTAATTTTATAAACATAGTCAAATACTCACAAACAGAGCTAAAAAACTTTTTGTATTCTTCATGTTTTAAAAGTTCATTATACTTAGTCATGTTAGCTTGTACGTTTGAACTTCTATTCATAGAGTCTTTTTCTGTTAGAGAAATAGTTTTATCTAAAAGTAATTCTAAATATTTATCATCAAGAAAGTTAGTTATATTGTAAACTGAGTAAATTGATTTGTAGGTATGTTGAAATAAATTTAATTTTTTCATCTGAATGATTTTTTCTGCCAAAAAATTCTCTTATACTTATCTATAATGTGTTGACCAAGTCTCATATTAGATTTTTCTTCATCTTCAAGATTATGTTGTTTTATCTTCATTTTCCAATTTTCTCTTTTAAAAGGAATTACTAAAGCCATGGGTGTTCCTTTTGGTAAAAGTGTTTGCTCTATTGATTTAGTTTGAGTCCAATAAAAAGGAAAATTTATTCTTAAATCATAAGTATCAGTATCCACAACTCCGTCTATAATTTTAAAAGGTAAGTTCCTGTTAAAAGGTGTTGTAAAGATACAACTATATCCTAGAGGAGTTTTTATTTTCCAAGGGTTAATTAATTTTGGTACAGCATCAACTGTTCTATAATTACTTCTTAAATCTCTAGGAACTTGTTCTGACATGTGTTCCTCTAATCCTATTAATCCCTCAAATTTTGGAGGAATGCTTTCAGAATAATTAAATTTCATAGAGATAGTTTTTTTATTTTCTTTAACTTCTTCTTTTAGTGTAAAAAGATAATCTACTGGTGTATTGATTGTATAACCTATAGTCAAAGCATCCAAAAAAGGTATACATTTTTTTACAGTTGAAGAATCGTAAGGATTTTTTTTATCGTAAATAGAGGCCATCTCTTTGTAAGTTTTTGGTATTTTAACTAAAGAAGGAGTAGGTTTTTCTACAAGATCTGCAATGGCTGATGAGAAAATTATTTCTTTCACTTGTTTTTTGGCGCAACCAATGTTCCTACATGACCTTTAAATGCTCTATTACCAAAGTGTGTTAATGGCATTGATAAATCAGCCCATATTTCTCCACCACATTCTTCAGTCCATAATCTAGAAAAATAGTAATCCTCTGATAAATATCTTTTTTTATCTAATGTTTGATAAGGACCAACTGCAAATAAGTCATAACAATTATCAGATCTATAGTAGCCACCATTGACTATTTGATCTGACTCATATTTGCGCTCAGGAAACTTTTTCATCATTGTACGAAATACTTCTCTTTTAACTAACATCATACCAGTTGCTGCTTCATTAACTTTAAAAAAACCGTTTTCTCCTGTTATAGATTCTGGATTATCAAAATTTACATTATATCCAAGTGCTTTTGCCTCTATTTCGTCAGATGTTAAATCAGGGTTTTCTTCTAATATTTTTTTTATTTTTTCTAAATAAATATGCTTTCTTGGGTAAATACCACAAACAACATCTTTGTCTGCACATAATAATCTCTCAATATTTTGCCACTGAAAACCTATGTCTGCATCAATAAACAATAAATGTGTAGCAATAAAATCTGTTTGATCCATCATCATAGATACAATCGTGTTACGTGCTCTAGTGATTAAACTTTCGTTACCCATAGATTGAAATCTTAATCCAACCTTTTTTGCCATACTCCATTGTTGCAATTCTAATAAACCATGAACTGTGGCTTCTGAAACCATGCCTCCATACATAGGCATTCCTAAAAATATCTTAAAATTTTTATCTTTTAATTCGTCTGATTTAATCATTTAAAATAAGGCCCTACCAACCATGTTACTACTGATCTTCTTATACCTGATGTAATCGGTTCAACTCCATGCACTAGAAAAGATGGAAAAACAACAACATCACCAGATTCCCATTTAGGATAAATTTTAGTTCTTCCATATATAAAATATAGCTTTCCTCCTTCAAAATCATCGTTTAATAAAGTTATAATTGTCAGTTTTCTTGTTTCTGGAAGAATCTTATCTATAAAGGCGTCCGTATGAGGTTGAAAGTGACCATTTTTGTCATAACGTAAAAACTCTGATTGATTACCATGAGTAACATCAAAATTCCAATTTTCTTTATTACAAGCGACACCCATTCCTATTAAGGTAGCTCCAATACCTTTATCTACGTTTAGTGGTAATTTTTTACTATCTCGTATTTTTTTATCGACCTCACCATGTCGTAATTCAGCATCATGAGCTAAATCCATTTGAGATTCAAAATTGTTTATGATTGCTTTTAGTGATTCTTTTGAAAACCCCTGCTTTAAAACTTTAAAAGGAAAATTATCTTCAATTGTGTGATGAGACAATCTTTCTCTCTTATCATATTTCCACTCAACATTTGGTCCATTTGCATCAACATAATGAATAAAAACCTGTGCTTGCCATTCACCTTCTAAATATTTTTCTCTCCAATGATATATCTCTTGACCCTTATAAACAACTGCATCACCAACATTCATATTAATTTGTCTACAGTTTTCTTTTCTATCATCATAACCCATGTAAATTGGCCAACTGCTTCCTTGAAAACCTAAAGTTATAGTTGCACTTATCTCACAAGAGGGTCTATCTCGATGAAGTTTTAACTCATCTCCAGGAGCATACCAACGAGCATATGCGTACGTAGGTAAAAGTTTTTTACCCGTAACACTTTCCATATTAGGTGTAAGTTGTTCTAAAAGAGAATCGAAAAGATAACTGTGACCCAAAGAAAATGAAAGAGGACATTGTTCATCCTTTGTGGCTTTTCCTTGATCAATTAATTTTTTAAACTCATCAACATATTGTTGACAATTTTCTTTATTTAAAAAATCTGTTAGATAAACGTAACCGTTTTGATCAAAACTTTTTGAACTAGAATTCATTTCTAGCTAAAATTAATCCTTTTAAAATGAGAGAACAATTACGATGGTTCTGGAACGTTAACAATTACTTTAATAGTTGAATCTGAACTATCATAATAATAATGCATAGTATCAACAGCACTATTACAATCTACCCAAAAAAGAGCAGGATTTACATCAAATGTAGTATCTTCTATCTCTGCTATTCTATTAGAATTAGGTATAACTTCAACCGTTGGTGCCCATTGTGTCTGATTAGGTTTATCAGTTGGAATCTCAGTCCAACCTGTAATATGTGTAACTGACTCGTTTGAAGATATAAGTGCTTTGGGCATTATAAGAACTCCTCTACAATAACTAAACCTTTGGCTCCTGCGCCGCCACCATTACCTGGGGCAGGACCTCCACCAAAATGTGTAACTCCGCCACCACCTGAGCCAAAACCATTTCCAGCGTTGCCCACATTGTTGCTGCCATTTCTAAATCCACCTACTCCGAATAAAAGACTGTCAGCACCACTTCTTTCAGGAGAATTTTGACCTCCGTAACCTGGAGAGCCTGATATATTTATGTCTCCACCTGAGCCAGCTCCACCACTACCTCCAGAGACCTGTCCTCTTGCGTGACCACCAGCTCCACCACCAGTTGCCGACAATAAACTGCCAAAACTACTTGTTCCACCAGCACCTCCTGGATTAGAACTATTTGCTCCGTTGTTACCAGGATTTCCGGCTGCACCTACAGTTACAGGTTGACTAGCGCCAACTTGAGCAGCAGATAATTCTTCAATGGCCAAGCCACCTGCACCGCCACCGCCGCCTCCGTGACTGTGACCTGGAGCACCTGGATCGCCTGCGCCTGAAGCACCGGGTGCACCTCCACCGCCACCTAAAACAGTTACCTTAACATTTTTCATGCCTGAGGTAGGTGTATAAGTTCCTGGATTTTCAAAAAACTGTACATTGTATCCACCGCCACCTTCGATAGTTCCAAATTCTAATGCGGACGCACCAGAGTTAACTACGATGGCTTGTCCTGCTGAACCAAGAGAGGTGAGTCCTGTTCCACCTTTTGTTGTTGGAACAGTGTCTAATCTAGCATTGTTAACAGTTCCTGAAGCAAGGGCAGTTGCATTCAAATCTGTAAGGGCAGAACCATTAAGAGCTGGCAATGTTGCAGGAAATCTAGCGTCTGGAATTGTGCCTGAAGCTAAATCTGCTGCATCTAAATTTGTTAAATTTGCTCCACTTACTGCGGGTAAGGTAGCAGGAAATCTTGCATCTGGTAAAGTGCCTTTGTTTAATGCACCAGCATCTGTTGAACTTGCAATTTCTACGTTAAAATCTGATGATCCATCACAATAAACAGTAGTATGTGCACCCTGTGTAATTTGAGTTCCGTTAGCTGTGTGTCCTGTAGCTGCAATGGTTAAGGTTTGAGAACCTGTAGTGTTATTGAAAAAAGTGTAATTACTCTCAACAGCAGGAATAAAGACAACGATATCTCCCGTTAAAGCACCTGTAAGTTCAATTACTTTATTTGATGCTTCGGCAGTATCTGATGCATTAGCAGTTGAAAGAGTAATGTTAGCTGATCCAGCGACCGATTTTGCTAAATATCCTGCTGCAAAAGCATCTAAAACTTCTAAGTTATTATTGGTATTAGTTCCCCATGTATTGGCATTAGCGCCAGTAGCCATGAGTTCTAGTTTGAGTCTATCTGAAAATGTACTTGCCATGTTTAAACCTCTCTAAAATATATCTTTTTTTATTATTCACGCAAACATTTTTTTATGCTGCATCTACCTCTGTCCATGTGTTACTTGCTCCCGTAACCACGTTTGCCCATGGTGTAGAGAAAGGATTACCTGTTACTATTGATAAGTCAAGTCCTGTTACATTAACTAAAGCCCCTGCTTCGGCTATTTCCGTTCCTGTGGCAAAGCTCATAGCAACAGTAGAAACACTTACAATTACACCAGTTCCCACCTCAACAGTCTCCGTTCCTGTGGCAAACGATGATGATAAGCTACCAAGAGTAACTAAAGCATCAGCCTCTGCTACAGCAGTTCCAAGAGCTGAAGTCATAGTGACCGCTGTCGGATCTACTTGTGTAAAGATATCAATGACAGGAGTTCCTATAGCAAAATCTAATTGATCAGACGGTGCTATAACTGCAACACTACCCTCACCAGATACCGTTGCTCCTGAAAGAGCGACACCAACTGAAAGACTATCTAAAGTTTCTACTGCCGTTCCTGTTTGTGATGTAGTGCCTAATGTACCGGTCATTCCAAGACCAGTTACTGAAACTATAACACCTGTTCCAACCTCTTGAGTTGTAGTGCCTAAAGTTGTGGCCATGGTCACTCCTGTGACGCTGACCTCTTGTGTTATGTTTTCATTCCAAGCAAAAGATCCCCAAGTGTTTCTACCCCAACCTGCATCAACTGTTCCTGATGCGGCTTCAGTTCCTGTAGCAAACGATGTTGTTAAACTTGCAAGAGTGACTCCTGCTCCTTCTTCAATACTTACAGTTCCTAAATTAAATGATGATGAAACACCTGTTAAAGAAAAGATAGATTCTTGTTCAGCTACTGCTGAACCTAAAGCAGAAGATACTTGTAATGATTCAAGTGTGACTAAGCAGTCAGCTTCAACAGTTTCTGTGCCAATAGCTGCTGTAGTCGATAACCCAGTAAGAGATACTGTGATCGAACTTTGTTGGCCCCAAAAGCCTTGTCCCCACGTGCCCTCATTCCAAGCATCTGCCATGGTAATGACTCCTTATATTAAGATAGTCTTAATATAGCACTGTCTTTATCGTTAGTTGGGAATGCGATTGTGAATGTACCGTTTGTTGATGTCTTTACACTTCCAAAATCAAGAACTGCGATAGCTGCATTAGTAGCACTTGATGATCTATTATAAATCAAAGCTGCTTGTGCAGAAATTGTTGCTGATGTGAAACTTGCGTTTGCAAAATCAACGAATGCTGTTGATGCTGTAACGCTAGTTGCTGTCAATCCAACAGTAGCGCCTGTTAAGGTTGCACCACCTGCTGCATATGTTCCTGAATTACCTACTTCATTGGTTGCTGAGTAGGCTGTTGTGTTTCCATTTAAAGTTGCAGAATCTGTATAAAGGGCAAGATTGATAGTGTCATTATCAATGTCATGATCCCCTTGAAGCAACTGCTGTTTAAAGGAAGCACAGACTGCTTGGTTTATTGCCATGTTTTATGCCCTCCTTAGGCTTTAGGGTCTGCAGAAGGTAATGCTACTCTTAACACTCCGTCTACATACTCATCTCTTCGTTTACGTCCCATCTGCTCATTAGCAAAAGCTTGAAGAGCTGTTTGGAACTTCTGGGTGTATAATTGCATATCTTGTACGTTTTTCAAGTATGAAAAGGTTTCAGATAATACTCCATACAATAAAACCTCTGGTGCGTTGTTTGAAACAAAAGTTGTGGTAGATGTTGTTCCAGAACCATTACCTAAACGCTCCGGTGTTTCATCATACCACATTTCTACTGTGTAAGCAGTATTAGGAGTAGGAGCCACAATCAATGTTGTTGCATCCCAATTAGCCCAATATTTAGGCTGACCTGTAAAATTTGTATCTGTCGTAGATCTTTCTTTTGCATATTCATCTATAAATGTAGCATCTCTTTGCTCCATCCAAGATATAGTTCCATCAGAACCATGTATTTGCAAACCTCTTGCAAATCTAAAGCCACCCTCTGGCCCTGATACATCTAAAAAACTGTTGTTAGCTTCAAATGTGGATGTTGCGTATCTTCTTTGTGCGTCAGTGTCTATTAGTCTATCAATTTGATTTTCAATGTTTGTAAGAAAAACATTGATAACAGAGTTAGATAAGACATCAGATGTCACTTCTGTATAGTTTCTTACATTATCTAAAAGTTCAGAATAATTCATGATATCACCACTGTCACATTACCAACCACTGATACAAGTGTCAATTTTTGATTCGGAATTTGAGGCAACATACTAGATGACGTTGTTGGTGCAGAACCATCATCTGGTGAGGTTCCTTGCACAGTTGTCATAAAAGCACTGTCTCCAGGATCACCAACAAACACAGTAACTGGCATTGGTTGCCCAAAGGTATTAGTGGTTGCATCATTAGGACCTGGTGGTGAGTTAGCTTTTAAAATTTTATTTGATTCTGGTCTTGGATCTCTAAGTGCTACAGGATCCGCAGGATGATAACCGGGATCTAACTGAGGATGCTTAGGTTCAAAACACGAAGGACAAGTAAATAGTCCATTCCATTCTTGTCTTAATTGTAAATATTTATATCGTTGCCCACATCTATCACAGATAGCTAAGGAACGATTACCATTTGCAAAGGTCATTTTACCCTACATAGAAACTACGAGGCACAATATTTACAGAGGTTGATTGACTGTCTTCAGTCAACGCTCTTTGTAATTCTGCTTCATATCTTCTTTCTAATTCTTGTGATCTTTCTGGTGCAACTTCTTGACCTAGATAATATGCAAGTCCTGATACAGTGCATGGTAAAAATCTAAACGGTGCATCAGGATCATTCGTGTATTCTCCAACATCTTGTATACGACCAACATAAAAATAATTTATCTGTGTATCAGTGGTATCTGGTGTTTGATATAAATTTATTTCTACATTAGATAAATTTCTTCTTACGTAATACTGACTAGGTGTTCCTGTTGAAAACTTATTAGGTATATTTTCATATTCTGATCTTGATATTTTAGTCATGCTTGTGTCAGTAGTTTCGCTACCATCTATTTTTCTAAAAACTAATTCTAAAACATCAGATGCATCACTCGGTGCAGTATATGTAGTTGTGCTTGCAGTTAAATTTTGTGTATGATTTTTTACTTTCCATAAATGTATACCTCGGTTACCCCACTCTGAAAAAAGCAAGTTAAGATTATCTCTTGCTGCTTGTAATTCATATCCAGTTCTTAAAGACTTACCACAACGTGCATACGCTCGTTCAATAATTCTATCAAAACTAAGATTGAAAGTAGTAGTTCCCGAGGTAGCCATTACATACCTCTTCTTGATTTATGTGGGTTTGCAGCTCCGCCGCCACGCATTTTCTGCATCATACCGCCGCCACGTTTCTTAACGACATTTTTCTTTTTCATACCGCCACCGCCACGCTTCTTAACAACGTTCTTCTTTTTCATAGCACCGCCGCCACGTTTCTTGACCACGCTCTTTTTTTTAGCTTTGCCGCCTTTTTTCATTCCAACGACATTTTTCTTTTTCATCATGATGTACGCTCCTTTTTAAATATACGTTCATATTC